AGAGGGTAGTATCAGGTCAGCAATTAAGTCTGCTGCGGTGAATGAAAAACCTTTAGTCGTGACTCAAATATCTAAACTTCTATATGATATAGAAAGTTTAAAAGAGTTTGAGAATTTACAGGACATTGTGGATGCTCACATGAAAAAACGTGACAAATGATTGCGGAACTCTAAAGAGAGTATTAAATTTATAGATACATTACATAACTAATGTTAGAATACCCTCACATTCACAACAAAAACAATGATTAACCTAGACGAACGATACCATTCTTACTTAGATGGTAGAAAGAAAATGAGAATAGATGGAGTAGAAGAAAGAGTGAAAGCATACGGTTGGCATTGTGATGGGAGTGATATTGTAGGACATTATGTAACAACAGAGAATTATCAGTTAATATATAATATGGATGGGGTCTTTACCAAAATGGTTCCGATCAGAGAACTGGCACAAAAGGTTGCGTGAATGAATATCTTTCTGATATAATAGGATTATAAACAAAAATTAAAATGAAAATTGCACTTGCAGTATTAATGGCATTAACACCTGTTTCTGCTGTTGCTGATGAATATCAAAGAGGGTATTCTGCTAGTAGAACTTGTTATAAGTCAGAGTATAGAGAAGAATATGTACCAGGCACAGCAGACAATCCTGGTTATATAAAGTCATGGAATGAAACGATTGAGGTTCCTTGTGGTGATAGAAGAACATCTACAGGAACAACTATTCATAGACACACTACAGTAGAGTATGATACTAATGATTGTACTGAGGGTACACTTGCTGGTGGATTACTAGGTGGTGGACTTGCAACATCAATATCAAGAGGTAAAGACCGTTGGTGGGCAATTCCTTTAGGTGTTGTTGGTGGTGCTATGATTGGTTGTGATATTGATGGGGGTTAATAATAACAACTGAAGCGAGTAAAGTGTCCTTATTTTATAGATGAATTTATTATGACAATTAAAAAAGGATATGATGGTTCAATTCATGCCTCTTCCAGTGCGGTTGCATCTGATATGAAAACAAGAGGACATAAGAAGGAAGATGTATTTGCTGCAAGATTTAATGGTGAAGTTATTAAAGGTAGGCAAAAACCTGATGTTGTTAAAGAATCTGAGAGAGTATCTGTAAAGGGTGCTGCTAAAAATATACAATTACTTTTATCAAAACTTAAACCAAGTGAAGATTTTTATGGTATTAATAGTCCAATTTATAAGTTTCAATTAGCAGGTGCAGAACATAGAAAATTTAAGTATGAAAATAATAATTATGAAGATACTGAATTGATGAAAGTTTATAAAAGTGCTGCTGATGATGCTGCTGAGTGGTTGCGTAATAAAGATAATTTTAAGATAGTAATTGAAAAAGTGTTTAGTGATAATTATGATGCTAATAAATTAGCAGTTTTGAAAGAGATAGATCAAGATGCTATTTTATATGATATGAAAGATGTTGTAAATTTATATGCAAATTCTAATTATAATGTTCATGTAACTGATCGTGCAAAAATTGTTGTTCGTGCTGATAATAGAGAGATATTTTATCTTGAAATTAGAGGTGGTAAAGATCATTGTGGTTCAATGAATCATGGAGTTCGTACTTCTGGATTGTATGATTTTTTAAAGGAGAATTTAAACTATGAGATCATACCTGCTTGACTTCTTAGTTAAGGGGGATTATAATTAAGAAATGAAAACACCTATTCGATATGCTGGTGGTAAGTCAAAAGCATATAAGATAATCAGTGAATACATACCCAGACTACCATATCCTTCTAAAATAATATCTCCTTTTATTGGAGGTGGAAGTTTAGAGTCAAGGTGGGCATCTGAGTTGGGTATTCCTGTTTACGGATATGACATATTTGATGCACTTGTTAACTTCTGGAGTGTACTGTTACGTTCACCTAATGAACTAGCAGATAAACTTCAGGAGTTATCTCCTACTAAGGAGAAATATGTAGAGATTAAAGAGATATTATTGCAATGGGATTATACACAAGATATGCTGAAAGATTGGCATACTGATTATTATAAACGTGAATCAATTCAGTTAGATGATATAACTGCTGGTGCTTATTATTACTTTAACCACAATCTTTCGTACGGTCCGATGTACTTAGGGTGGATGAGTAAGATATATCAAAGTCAGACAAAATGGGATAGAATGATAAACTATATCAGGAAATATAGTAATCCTAATTTACATATTCACAAGGGATCTTTTGAAGAAGTTATACCTAACTATCCTGATGATTTAATATATCTTGATCCACCATATTATTTGGAAAAGGATAAAGATAATAAAATGTTAAAAGGTATGTACCCTAATTGTAATATTGATGTTCATCATAGTGGATTTAACCATGAATTATTGAGAGATTTATTACATAATCATAAGGGAAGTTTTATACTATCATATAATAATTGTGAGACTATTCGTGAATATTATAAAGACTTTACTTTATTATATCCTGAGTGGCATTATTCATATCAGGCAGGAGAAAAGAGAGTGGGTAAATATAAGAAAGAAAGAGGTGTTGAACATAGCAAAAAAGAATCACATGAGATTTTAATATTAAATAATATAAACTGAAGCGAGTAAAGTGTCCTTATAGTGTAAGACAGTCAAGGGATCACTAAGTTTCTAACTACTCTGACAAATGCAAGGATCTATGGTTGTCTCTGTTCAGCAGAGAAATTACGTCCTGTAAGTCTAATAGAAGCAGAGACATGACGTTAGAGTAATTGACTACCCTTAGTCCCTTGATGTCTTACCCACTCTTTATAATGAATTAAATGGCAACTCGTTCACGCATTGGTTTACAACTTGCTGATGGTAATATATTATCAGTTTATCATCACTGGGATGGTTATCCTGAGTGGTTAGGTGTCACTCTCAACTCAAAGTTCAACACAAGAGATAAAGTTGCTGAACTGATTGATGGGGGTGATATTTCTTGTTGTGATAGTGATAGTGATTGGAATCTTAATAAGGTAGAAAATCATGTTCAATATTATAATGATAGAGGAGATAATACTGAACCAAGATTAGATAGTAATTTTGATGATTATGTTAAAAATGGTGAGGAATATGCTTATGTATTCACACTAGATCATGTATGGGAATGTTATGCGATTGACAGAAATTATGATGACGATTATAATGTAGTTGATGTTAATGTTAAAGCAGCAACTATTCCATCCGAGGAGGCAGTAGCATGAATGAGCAACTAAAGAGTGATCTACTCAAGAATGAGGCAGATGAGTTCTGGCAAGATTGTGAAAGAAAAGCAGCAGAATTAGAGGTTACTGTTGACTACTATTTGGATGAGTTTTTATAGACCTATATATCGTGAATGATTATTTTTTATTAACTTGAAACTATGGATGAAAGACGTTACAAAATTATGAATGAATCAACTACAAGTTGGGTTCTCATAGATGACAAAGCACAAAATCTCACTAAAGAAGAGTGTGATAAGTGGATTGACAATTTATTAAATGCTGGTGCTAATCCAAACTATTTTAAAGTAGTAGCACAGAATGACCCACGTTATCCCCATGAAGTATAATATTACTTTTAATCGACCTGATATGTATGTAACCTTCAGAGATCACATTCGTCATGGTGATGTATGGACTGCTGAAGTATCATTACCTATGCAAGATACACCAGAAGAACCACCCTATTTGTATTGGGTGGTTGTTGACGTTATTGCACCAAATAGAGATTTAGCATATTATATTGTTAGTGTAATGTATCCCGATTACGAAACTATTACTATAGAAGATGTCCCACTCCAACCAGACGAACTATGAACCCGAAGTTGATGATTACGTTATTTGGAATCGACCAAATGGAGACATAGAAGAGGGGTGGGTATATTTTAAGGGAGATCCAGTAGATAATGAAAAACGTATTAAGGATGGATGGAACTCTGTTTCCAGATATATTACTATAGAAACTAATGTAAGAGATAAACCAGATTGTTTTTACACTTCTGGTAAACCTATGTTACATAAAAAGATTCATACATTATTATTATGTAATGAAGATTGTTGGCATGAGTTAGAATATGTTAAACATAGAAATACTAGAGAGATACAACATTATTCACAATATGATGATGTAGCAGGTATTGAGGAGGAGGGTGATAAATTATCAAAGATGTATAAATCACAAGAGGGAAGATTACCTGATTATTAATAACTGAAGCGAGTAAAGTGTCCTTATATTATATGATGTAATTAAATGGCAGAAGTTCAAGCACATGGTAATTACTTTGAAGATTTAAAAATAAGAGAACTTACAGGATATAGTAAGGAGGATTATGATTCATTTAAAAATAATGGATATACTTCATCTATGGATATTGTAAAGGGATTATATTATTATAAAGATGTTAGTATTAT